CCGGAGCCGTTCACGCTGCGACACGGTGGTCATCCGACGTGGACCCTGACGCCGATCAGGAACAGGACGGCGAGGATGACCAGCAGGCCAACCAGCCACCAGATCCAGTTGGGCGCGTTCATGCCGTCACCGACTCGGCGGTGCCCAGCGTCACCTTCAGCGGTGCCTCGTCCTCATCCGGGGCGACGATCACGGTGATCTTCTTGGGGCTGTCCTGCGTCACGACGCGGACGTACTCCCCGTTGTGGACCTTCACGTCCCAGCCGTCGGGGAGCTCGACGGTGGTTACGGTTGCGCTCATCAGCCGAGGGTGACGACGAGGGGCGTCGGCACCACGGGAACGCTGATCGTGATGTCGTCGGTGCCCTCGGTCCGGTTCACGTCTTCGCTGCCGGGGGCGACGGTGATCGTGTCGGTGGAGGCATCGGCGACGCCATCGGCGACGGAGACGAGCACGACGCCGTTCTCATCCGGCGCTGCGACCACGAGGTCGGGACCGACGGTAATGACCTCATCGGCGAACGGGTTGCGGCCATCCACGAGGATGGGGCGCGGGGTTCCGAAGACGAGCGTGTCTGCCATGGCGAGGTTCCCTTTCAGGACTTGGGTGCGTTTGGGGTCATCACCGGCGCTGCGTCGGCGGCGGGCGGGGTTGCTACGGTCGTGACGGCCGTCGGCATCCCGGCAGGAGTGGTGACGTTGAGCGTGTCGCCGGGGTTCAGCGTCGGCGGCTGGTACGCGATGAGCGTGATGATCGCGGCGAGCGCGACGTTCACCGCTGCGACGATCTCGGGCGGGACTTCCGTGCCACTCGCCTTCAGGGCCAGGACGACGACGTTGAACAGCGCCGTGACGGCGCCGAGGATGAGGTTCTGCGGACGGCCGAAGATCATGCCAGCCCCTGCACCGCCGTGCGGATCTGATCCTCGTCCCACGGGCAGTTGCGGACGACCTGCTGGCTGATGCCACCCATGTAGGACAGGAGGCTGGTGAACTCGATCTTACCGGCCACCCAGTCCAGCGCGGCCTGCTTGCGCGTCTGGTCGTCGCGCTCGCCCTGCGCCTTCTCGGACGGATCGATGCCCTCGATGTCGTACCGCGCCGGGTTGACGTGGATCAGGCCGACGATGACCTTGACGAGGTATTCCTGCGGCGAGTAGCCGTAGCGGGCGGCGAACTCTGCGCAATCGAACGGTGCGGCCATGATGCCCTCCCTTAGAGGCTCTGCAGTGGCACGAACGAGACCTGAAAGTCCAGGCTCTCGATGAACGCCCACATGGAGGCTTCGGGTATCCATCGCCCGTAGCCGTTGAGGTTCTTGTCCAGCGGGTCCCAGACGCGCCAGTTGAACGTCGCCTGGCTGATGTGCGAGACGAACATGGAGTGCGTGAAGTGGTCGCTGCCCTGCTGCATCCGATCCTCCGGGGCAAGGGCATCGTACCAGCCGTCCACAATGAGGCCGCGAGCGTAGCGGAGGTGCGTCTTCACGTTCTTGCGCTGCCAGCCGTGCGGGACGACGAGCGTCAGGTGCGCGACGGCGAGGGCTTCCTGCGCAGACTGCGCAATGCTGGTGCCGCCGGTCGGCGTCGGGTGCAGCGAGGCGCGGTACACGCTGCCGTCCTCATCGATGCGGCCGTTCGTGGCAAAGGCGATGTCGCGTCCCAGTGACGTGTCGCGGCAAGTGACGATGCCACCGCCGGGAACGTGGTCATCGAGTTCGCTGTCGTTGCGCGGGAGTTTGCGGCCCATGACGGTCGGGGCGATCACAGCGGATGCCCCGCCAGCCCCATCGCGAACTGCACGACGAGCAGGAGCGACGCTAGGAGCGAGGCGCCCATAGCCCACTTCGCGAGCTTGATCGCGCCGACGGCCTCTCCCTTGAACTCCTTGAGGATGTTGATGTCGGTCCGCTGTTCGTTCAGCCGGGTGATAAGGCCGCTCTGGACCTCGAGCATCCTAGACCGGCGCTCGGAGGATGAGTTCGACTCTGCTGCTAGGTGGGCAGCGACGCGGGCCTGTTCGATCAGAACGCCGCTCACGTCCGAGCCAACCTTGTCCAGCTTTCCGCGCATCTCCAGGATGATGTCCTTTGTGGTCAGCACCGGAGAGCGGGCTTCCATGTCATCAGCCATGCTCATGGATGCCGCTCAACATGGGCGTTCGGCATTGGGGGTTCTCCGAGGAAATACCGGTCGTATCGGTGGCCGGCAACCGGGCGGGCACATCACATTTCGCGGCTCGCCAGTAGGGGGTTCGTGAACCGCCCACCGGACCGGGGCATCGATCTGACACAGGAGGGCGGTTCACGGCACCATTATGCAAGCGCCGCGCGCTTGTCAAGAGGCTACTCGACGTGCAGCCAGTCGTGGCCCTCGGCGCGCGCCGCCGCCATCCGGTGGTCGTGGAAGGCCACCTTCAGCGCCTCGTCGCGGATCAGGCGGCTCTCGTCGTCGGGCGCCGTCATCATGGCGCCGCAGGAACAGCGTACCGTGCGGCCGGCGAAGTTGATCGAGCGGACGCGATGGCCGGGCAGGTGGTAGGGGTTGTGGTTGCGCTTGGGCTCCGTCACGCCGTCTCCACCCTCCCGAGGATCGAGCGGAAGCCGCCGTGCTGCCCGCGGTGCCCACGCGGACGGGAGCAGGAGCCGCGCCATCCGCAGGGCGCCGGGCCGTCGCCGGGCAGCGTCACCCAGCCGAGCGCCGTCGCTGCCTCCATCGCACCGCCCACGCCGATCCGGGCGTACATCTCGGTGAGGTGCCGCTTGACGCTTGCCACGCTCACGCCGAGCACGTGCGCCGCTTCCTTCAGGCTCCCCGCCTGGACGTAGGCGCGGAAGGCGACGAGCTGGGCCGGCGTGGGGTCGGTCATGGCTTGGCGATGATCTCGAGGACGGCGGCGCGCTGAAGCGAGTAGCAGGTGCGCTCGCCGGCGGCATCGCGCTCACATCCCAGCCCTTCATGGTCGTGGCAGTCGTCAGGCAGCCCCCTCACGGCCTCCGCGATCTCGGCGTTACGGGCGGTGACGGCCTTCGTGATCTGGTCCCATGTCGCGGTGTGAACGGTGGGCGTGTAGAACCCGTAGGCATCGGGCTGGCCCCAATCGACGGCCTCGACCCCCAACTGCTCGAATAGCACGTCGGAGAGCCAGACCTTGTATTGCGCCGCTCGCTCAACTCGCTCGGTCGTCATGCGAGGTCCGCCAGTTCGTCTGCGGTGTAGCGCGGCTCGCTCGGGGCGAGGGCGGCGCGGGCCGTGTCATGTGACAGGCAGAAGCACGGGTCTACCGACTCAAGGGGATGCCCCTCCGCGATCTCGGCCAGCGCCGCCCGCAGCCGGGCCTCCTCCGCGTCGGCGCGCTTCGTGCTCCCGGTCCAGTCGGCGGTCGCCACGACGCCTCCGGTCACGGAGACTTCTTGCCCGACGTAGATGAAGCGCCAGCCGTCGAGTGCGGCGAGGGCAGAGATGGCGATGACCTCGGCTGTCCCGTCCATCCATCGCTCGCGGCTCTGTTCCGGCCAGACTTTCGTCGCGAGCGCGTGGCGGATCGCTGCCGTCAGCACGGCCTCGGGAGTGTCGTGGGTGGGCTCAGCGAGTCGGAAGGCTCCGAACTCCCAGCCGTCCTTGGTCACCATGAAATCGTCACCTCCTGAAGTCCCTGCGAGAGCGGCGCGAGCCGCGCGAAGTCGGAGCGGTCAAGATCGATGAGCCGCGAGCCGTAGCACTGGCACCAGTCGCCCAACTGCGTGCGAACTGAGACACCGTTGGCCGTGACAGTCACCACAGTTCCGCGCCAGCCAGAGCCAAGCGCAGCCCTCAGCGCGGGGCCTGCGGCGGCTTGGCCGGGGAAGTAGGCATACCAACTCGCGAGTCCCGCCACTTGAGCGGTACCCACGTCACCCACTTGCCGACCCAACCGCAATCCCAGCATCGGCGTCGGTACCACTTCGGGTCGCTGTCGGGGCGCCACTCTTGCTGTTGGAAGCGGGTCGCGCCGCACTTCGGGCACGACGGTTGCTGTTGCACTGCGCACCTCCGTAAACGCCCCCTGCGGCAACGCCGAGTCGTGCCAGGCCTCGACGCCGACCGTCTGCGCCGCCATGATCAGCCCCGCCGCCACGATGAGCGCGGCCCACAGGATGCCGGCGAAGAGGAGGCCGTAGGACCAGGCGCGGGGAGTCATGCCCGCATCTCCGGCCGGACAAACTTCCAACCGGCGGCGCTATAGACGTCCGTCTCCTCCGGCGTCGGGATGACCTCGCAGACGTAGGAGCCACACCCAAGCGAGCCGCGGTGGAGTTGCCCCCCGGAGACGTGAAGGTCGCGGCGGCGGAGGTCCGTGACGAACCGATGCGAGTAGTCCGCTGGCCCGGTGCGAATGAGGTAGATCAGGCCGAACGTATCGGCCGTCGCTGAGAACAGGTCAAGCTGGAGTCCGGAGGTCGGCTCGATCAGCTTGGAATACCGATCGCCACGCTTCGGGTCGGTCGGGTGATTGGCGAGGATGCCGTCAGCGATCAGAGCGTCAATGCGCGCGCTCAGCAGGTTGGCCTCGCGGCTCTCCCACATGCCCTCGGGCACCGTCTCGATCAGAGGCACCGCCACGATCTCGATGTCGCCCACGTCGGCCCGGCCACGCCGAACGCTCCCGGCGATCTCGATGCGCGTGGTGGCAGGCGAAAGCCGCCAGAGGATGCCGAGGGCGATCGAGCGGGCACCGGCCAACGGAACGCGAGCGCCAGCGCTCACGCCACACCTCGCAGATCGCGGAAGGCCGCGACGGGGAGCTCGAGGACGTAGGCGCGGCCGACGTGGACGACGGCGCCGTCGGGCGGCGTCCAGCCGTGCTCACCGATAAACTCCAAAAGAAGGACATAAACGCGGCCCGAGGCGACACGCTGGCCCGTCCCGACCCAGTACAGCGCGCGCAGCGCCGGCCCCGCATCGATGTACTCGATGAGGCCGACGATGGCGTTGACGCTCGGGCGCTGCGCCAGGCGCTTGCTCTGGATGCGGGCGCCGCAGGCTTCCACGTCCCACGGTTCCTTCAAAGCTTCCACGTTCCGGCCACCGAGGTAGGCGGCGAGGTCGTGGGAGGTGCGGTTGCCGCGCTGCCTGTTTCCACGATTGCGGCGCTGCACCACGGGGTTGCGGACGGCGCCGCAGGACATGCAGAAGGGCTCGGTCGAGAATGGCGTTCCGTCCGCCCTGGACCGGGCCACGTTGTCCGAGACCCAGACGTGGCGCCGGCACTTGCGCCGCGTCGTGACGTTGACGGTTGCGGGGGAGTCGGGGTTGTCCCAGACGCGTTCGAGCAGTTCGGCGTCGGACATGCTCATCGGTCGAGGTCCCCGAGATCGTCCCGCAGCATGTTCATCGCCACGAGGAACGGGACGTTGCTCTCGAAGCTGTTGAAAGCTTCCACGGCCGCCTTCGCCGCCAGCGCCACGCGGACCAGCGCGAGCACCACGTCCGGCGAGGCAGCGGCGATGTAGGCGGCGTCGGCGTCTTTCAGGAGGCCGGACGGGTCGTCAAAGACGTAGAGCTGTTCGATACGGACGATGATCCGGCTCGTGGTGCGGAAGGTATTTGTCCGCTTTCGCAGATCGCCGATGGTTCCCGTGTCGTACTGCTTCCAATCCCACGGTCCCGGCGTAGCCTCCGAGGCCAGCTTGGCGAGGGCTGCGAGGTCTACGGTCACAGGATGCAGTCCTTCGAAATCCACTCTGGGTGCAGCGAGTCGGAACTGACGTTCACGAGCCCCCGTTGACGAAAGCGCCGGCGCATCATCTTGATGAGGTGAGAGCGTCCCGTCATGCGTCGCTCGATCTCTCCGAGTAGGTCCCGGTCGGCGCTGTTGGCCCTCAGCATGTCCACCTCGGCCTGGAATAGCGCGTGCTCGGTCTCCCACTTCATGGCTTCTTGCCTCCCGGCTTCGGTACGGGGTGAAAGCCCATCGAGGAACGGATACCCTCGAGGATGGCGCCCACCTTCTGCGGGTCCGGCGTTGCCACCACTTCCGCGAGACCAAGCGGACGGTGCCCCTCGACCACCTTCTCACGTTCCGCCTCGAGCTCGGCCATCTCAGCGTGACGGGCGGCCATCTTCAGCGTGCCCTCTGCCCGGCTCATGAGCTTGTCGCGGCCATCGAGGAGTGCCACGCCGATGGCCTTGGCCGCTTCCTCCCGGCCGTATTGCTCCGCGATGCGGTCGCCCCATTGAAGGACGGCGGTGGACGGGTTGCCACCGTAGGCCCCGAACAGCGCCTCGCCCACCGGGTCATCCTCGCGCGCGCACGCGACGAGAGAAGCGACGGAAGAGAGGGGAACAGAGGTGAGGGGAGGGGAGGGCTGGAGGCGGTGGTCCAGCGGTTCCAGCGCGCTGGCAAACGTACCAGCGGGAGTGCGCTTCGCTGAGGCTGCGCGAGCACGTCCGGCCTCTACTTGCTGCGGCGCCATAGCGGCCCATGCCTTGAACGGTCCGGCCTTGAAGCCTGTCTCACAAATGAGTCCAACCGCCAAGAGGTCGGGCACGAAACTGGAGTTGGTTTCGGCGGCCACGTCGAGCTCAGGGATACCGTTCCTTCGGGCTGCCGCCAGCGCCACGAAGAACGCTCCAACCGCGCTGTTGAAGTCGTCCTCGCTCGGGAGTCTCCGGTACAGCGCCCGGAACTTGGAGTCCGCCATGAAAGCGGCATCCCCAAGGAAGAAGGCTACGGGTGTAGTTCTCATGCAACCCTCAGGTTTCGGCAGCGGGGCGGAGTGGAGGGTTGCGACCGACACCCTCACCCCGCTGCTTCCCCGTATTTTCGCAGATCACGTCGCCACCTGCAATGCCCGACGCAACTGGTTTGCCCGCCTCCAGGTGGCCCGCCGCGCCGCGATGCGCTCCGCTTCCGTGGCGTAGCCCTGCCAATACTGGCTCGGCGCAAGGTGCTCCGGCTCCTCTCCGGGATAGGTCCCGTCGCAGCGTTTCTCGGCGCGCATGGCCTCCGCGAAGGCGCGGTTGCAATCGATGCAGGGCGACGTGGGGACCGAGGTGGAGTGCGGGCCGCCGATCCTCGAGGCACGCTCGGCCTGCCACCAGAGCCGATCCGTCTCGGCGTCCATGCAGGCAGGGTGTTCGGGGCCGAGTCTCATCCCACCATGTCCAGCCCGAGCGTCAGCACGTTGTCCGCGCGCTCGATGTTCCGGCAAGCCGCCTCGAAATATGACCGCTTCAGCTCGCAGCCGATCGCCCGGCGACCATGCTGCACCGCGACGTAGCCCGTGGTGCCGATGCCCATGAAGGGGTCGAGCACGAGTTCGCCGGGGTTAGACCAGAGCCGGACGCATCGCATGACCGTCTCGATCTGCAAGGCCGCGATGTGCCGTTCGTCCCGTTGCTCACGAGCCTCGGCGGCATTCAGCGTCGCGGATTCGCGGATGCCGTACCAGATCGGCCGGGCCCACTCGATCCATTCGTCATTGCTGATCTGGTCGCCGAGGATCGGGACGGCGTTCTCGCCCGGCGCCCGGAAGACGATGATGAAGTCCGCGAACGCCGGCCGGAGCCACGACCGGTCCCGGTCCTTCTGGACGAACAGGAGCCCCTTGGCCTTTGTGCGGATCGCCTGCGCTTGGGGGTCCTTGTCAATCGTGACCTCGCCGTGGAAGACGAACCCCTGCCCGATGAACGCCCGGATCACGTCGCCTCGGAAGTCATTGAGCCCCGTCACTCCGTCGTGAGCTACCGACGTGGCGACCTGCTGGACGTGGACGGCGACGTTGCGGCCCGGCTTCATGACCCGCTTGATCTGCGCGATCAGGAAGCCGAAGTGCGTCCAGAACTCATCCGGCCGGTTATTGCCGATGTCCCGCTCGCTCGGCGAGTAGGTGAACAGGCTCATGAACGGCGGCGAGAAGAGCGTCAGGTCAACGGACTTGTCGGGGACCTCGGCCAGTCGCTCCACGCTGTCCCCGAGCATCATCGTCCAGGCGGGGCGCTTGACGGTCGCCTCGGTGTACTCCCATTCATCCGGCTTCCCGTCGAGTTCGCCGCGCTCGAACGCCGCGATATGCTCGATCAACTTCTCCTGCATCCGGGTCGCCTCTTCCTCTTTTCGCATGACGTTCTCGAATATCTCAGCCTCGGCATCGGACAGGACGATGTGGGCGCGCACGCTCTCCGTCTGCCCGAAACGCCAGCAACGCCGGATGCTCTGGTAGTACGCCTCCCACGAGTCTGAGAGCCCGACGAATGCCATCTGATGGGCGTTCTGAAGGTTCATGCCGAACCCGGCGATCCGCGGCTTCGTGACAAGCACGCGATGCGCGCCGTCTTGGAACGCCTCGATCGCGGTCGCCTTCGCCTCGGGCGTCTGGTTGCCTTCCACGAGGATCGAGCCGGGGATCGCGTCGCGGAGCGCATAACCCTCGTCATTGAGCCCATGCCAGACGATCCACTGGCCGGGCGTCGCATTGACCAGCGCGGCGGCGTGCTGGACGCGCGGCGTGAGCGTCTTTCGCCGTACCGCGCTGCGATCCTTGATCCCGCCGAGCCCACCGAAGAAGAGTTGCCCATCGGGCACGTAGTCGGCCGCGATGAACTCCGGCTCAATCACGAGCTCCGGCAGGATGAACCCGTCATCCTCGTATCCGAGGTCAGACGGGCGGCGGATGCTCATGCCCCAGGACGCGAGCCATCGAAAGAAGGCCTCTTCGGCGTGGCCCTTCAGCCGCCAGCCGTCCTTGCCGCTGTCGAGTGAGCCGTGGACGAAGAACGCCGACAGCATCTCGTGGTGCGGCATGATCCCGAGGAACTCGGAATGGTTGCCGATCTCCGCGATGTCATTCGGGGCCGGGGTCGCGGTCGCGCAGAGCCGGTAGGGCGTCTCCGCGAACATCTCCGTGAGCTTCTGGCGTGTCTTGCCGTCCAGCGACTTGAGGATGCTCGACTCGTCCAGCACGACGCACGGGAATGCGGCGGGATCGAAATGCTCGACCATCTCGTAGTTCGTGATCGAGAGCGGGCCGTCCACTTCGGACTGGTCGCGGACGTACTTGACCGTGAGACCGATCTTCCGGCCCTCGCGGACCGTCTGCCGTGCCACGGAGAGCGGCGCGATGATGAGGGTCGGCTTGCCGATCAGCCGGGCCCATTCGAGCTGCATGAACGTCTTGCCCAACCCCGTGTCCGCGAAGAGCGCGGCGCGGCCCTTGCGAACCGCCCACCGCACGAGGTCCCGCTGAAACGGGAACAGGAGCGGGTGTACGTCATCCCGGTGGACTTCCGGGCCGAACGGCGCGACGACGTGTCGCTTCGATGCGAGGAACGTGGCGTAGTCGCTCACAGCCCAAGCCCCTGCTGATCGTCGGCCCGGTACGCGATCTCCACCGACCACTTCCGGGAGTTTGACATTGCATAGTCGCCCATTTCTTCGGTGGGCCGCACTCTCGTGACGCGCTCCAGCCGTATCCCCGGCTCCGCCGCAGCCCAGTCCCGCGCCATCTGCTCTGCCTCCGTCGCTGTCTTCGCGGCGAAGGTTAGGGTCAGGAGTTCAGTCATAGTCCCAACCACGGCTTGCGAAACGGGTCCAGCAGGGTTCGGAGTTGACCGAGATACAACGGCAACTCTGGCCGGTCGTAAACCTCGTTGAGAAGTCGGACGACGGCGGGCGGCAGACGGTTGACGCCGAGATAGCAGCGGGCATAGTCCCATATCTCGAGCCGAAGACGAGCCTGGACACGGGATCGTCTAGTCATCGCCGAGCCTGCGGTCGATTGCGGCGAGGACGGCGGCGCGGCTGACGAGCGCTCCGGCCGGCCCTAGCCGATCCTCAAACTCGAACGCCATACCCACCACCTCCTCGCGAAGCTCGCGAAGCACGGTGGCGCGGGCCTCCGCAATTTCGCCCTCGACGCCGACGCTGGACTCGGCCCATGCCGCGTCAAAGCCCTGCTGGTGTGCCTCGGCTTCGATGGCGTTCAGGGCGTCTCGCTCACCCCATATCTCGCAGTAGCCGACGCAATCCACGTGCTCGGTGAACAGCCTCCTCCCGGCCTCGGTGCTCATCCGTGCCACCGCAGCACCGCTGGCACCACGAACACCGCGACGAACGCCGCGATGACCAGGACGGCGAGCATTCGGTCGCGCCGCTCCTGACGCCGGCAGGTGGCGCACCCGCCGCAGTACTGGTAGCGTCGCGCCGGTACGGGATGTGCCTGGCGGATCATCGCGGCGCCCGCGGCTTCTCGTTGCATCCCCGCTCCGGGCACGCAAGGAAGCTCTCGTAAGGCGCGCCGGTTCGTTTCGAGACGCCCGCCGGGACCGTCTTCCACGGGACACGGTGAACGGGGCAGAAGGCGGAAGGCCCGGTGAACTGGAACGGCTGCACCGGCGGCAGGGCCACGGTGGAGGACTCCGCCGGGTTGTACTTTGTCACCAGCGCCGCCTGGGCGGCTAGAAGTTCCGGGGGCGGCGTGGGCAGCGGCGGCTCAGGATAACTTGGCCCGTGGATCAGTTCATCCCGCTCCACGAGGATCGCAGAACGCCCCATCCTCCCCAGCGCCATCTGCTCCAGCGCCGTGGCGATGCGCTCCAGCACTTCGATCTGATGCTGGACGGGATCGTAAGGTGTCGAACTCACTTGATTGCCCTCCCGAGCGGTGAACCCATGATTGCCTTGGCCTCCGTCTCGCGCCATTCGTAGAGCGCGCGGGCCTGGAGGAAGGCGTCGAAGGTGCGCGGCCCCACGTTGAACGGGACCACCTCATACCCCTCCGGACGCAGGTGCAGCACGCCGTAGGCCGTGATCTTCGGCACGGTGTAGCGGGCCGTCTCCCCGGGCTTGCCGATGAACTCCGCGCCAGCGTAGGCGGCGAGCTGCAGCGAGGTCTCGGCATAGACGCCGGTCCCGGTTTTCACGTCAAGCATCCAGGTGTCGCCGGCCATCTCCACGATGGCGTCCAGCGTCCCGGCGTAGCGGTGCGTCAGGCTGGCGACCATCTCCTCGGCCGCGAGGTAGCGCGGCTGCCACTCGTCGAGGAACCGCTGGAACGCCGCGAGGAACGGGCGCTCCTCGTCCGTCGGCGTCACGGGGATGCCCTTGGCGGTGGACTCCGCGAGCGCGTGGACCCGCGTGCCGATGTCGGCGGCGGTGTCCCGCTGATAGTCGGGGATGGCCTTCAGCCAGTTGACGGCGGCGGCGTCGCCGCCCGCCTGGCGCATCGCGGCGAGCATGTCGAGGTTGCGGACGGCGCACGCCGCCGTCTCGCGCTTCGCCCAGCCCACGAGGGCGCCGGACTTGTCCACGATGTTGAGGATGCTGGTGACGCTCGGGAGCGGCCCGCTATCGAAGGTCTCCGTGCGCCAGGTGTAGATGTGCTTGGGCGTGCGGGTCAGGCCGAGCACGGGCGGGCTAGCGGTCATGGCGATACGCCAAGTACATGGGCACGAACACGATGCTTGAGCCGATTGTCGCTCCGGCGTAGGTGGCAAGAGCCCAGAGCGGACCCCATGCCCAGATCCCCACGATGGTCAGGACGACGAGGACGATGATCGCGGGCCAGAAGGCTCGCAGAAACTCACCGGTCATCGGTCGCCCGCCAGTGCCCGCAACTCCAGCTCGTCAATCTTCGGGGAGTAGCGCGGCAGCTCCTCGGGCCGATGCGGGACGGCGTTGGCGAAGACGCGGGTCAGCCATTCCTCGCTGTGCGTCTCGCACCGCGTCCAGCCGGGTTGCGGGTGCCGCTCGCAGCCCTTCTCGGGACAGCGGCGTTGGGTGCTTTCGTGGACGATCTCAGGGAACACTTCAGACCGGGGATAGCCTCCGCCGTCGCGGTGGACCATGTGATGCGCGCGATCGTCTGGCGTGTCCCAGCCCGACCACTGGAAGTTGCACCCAACGATGGTGCACGTCATGTCGTCCATTGCGCGAACCTTCCTGCGGCGATGCCCCGCCGCGGGGTTCTAGCGGCCCCGGATTGCCCGGTAGTACCGCTCGCGGAGCCACATGGCCCCAAGGTAGTCGCCGATCTCGATGGCGCGGCGAAGTTGTCGGCGCAGCGTGTCGATCTGGCGCTCTGTCATTTCGGCCATCGATGCGTGCTCTTCGGAGTGCGCCACGACAACAGGCTGGACAGCCCAGCCGCCGCGAGGAACGCCACGATGACGGCGATGCCCAAGAGAACGGGATCAGTCACTGGCGTTCTCCTTCCCGAGATAGAAGGCCCGGAGGTCCTGAGCCTGCGAGCGCGTCGGCGTCACCCCGCGTTCGATCAGGCTCAGGTGCCCCCGTTTCCAGCCGAGGCGAGCCTCGACCTGGCGCTGAGAAAGGCCCGTGGTGCCGCGCAGGGCGAGCCACGGGTTGGTAGTCGGCTGCTGCTCTGTTCGGTCCATGTGGGCACTGTAGCGCCCGCGTAGCGGGGTTGTCAAGTAGGACTTCTGGCGGACAAAGAGAAGCCGCCCCGCCCCGAAGGGCAGGGCGGCCAGTCAGCGCGCTACTTGGCGACCGGCGCCCCGAGGGTCCAGTCGAAAGGGGCTGCCGTCACCACGATGTCATGGGTGATTGCCACCCCATCGAAGACGATATCGAACGTCGAGGTTCCGGGCGCCACGCCGACGACCTCGAGGTTGCCCGCGCCATCGTCCTGCATGATCGCCGCGCCCTTGTCGAACGGCGGCAGATCGCCCGCCCCGCCGGCACCTGTGATTGACGCGGTGAGGATCTGACCCCCGTTCCCATCGAGCACGGGCGCCTTCTGGCTGGAGTCGAGTGTGTATCCCATCGTGATCCCTCCTAGACCTTCGCGACCCCGTAGACCCGGATCGTACCCGACGCGATGTCGCCGCTGCTGAACAGGAACCGCAGCGCGTTGACTGCCGCCGTTTGGAGGTAGCGCCCGCCAATGAATGCGGTCACCCACGCCGATCCGTAATACAGCGACACGTTGCCGAACAGGTATTTGTAGATCGCCGATCCTGGCGCAATCAGGCGGAATGATCCATGCACCCCCCCATTGTTCGCGTCGTTCTGTACGTGGTCAGTCGTATTTGCTGACACCGTGATCCCACTGGCCGACGTTGAACCACTAGACGAACTCCCCGACGTGTTGGACCGCATCGCCTCCCACGAGTAGTGTCCGGAAGTTGTGTCCCATGTCGATCCACCATCCGTCGAGACCTCCATGACGAGATCCACCGTATTGGTGACCGGCAGAACATTCAGAACTTCGATCATGTAATCGTCATATGTGCTTGAGATTGCCGTCGTGAAGTCGAGCGTTGCGGAGGTTGACGCCGTGTGCTGCTCGAGGAGAACAAGCGCGCCGCCGCCACCACCCCCACCGCCCGCAACGGCGCCCCACGCTGTCCACGTCGAAACGCCGTCCGACTGGTACGTCTGCCCCGTGTCCGTCTCGGCGTAGAGCGTCCCGCTCGCGACCGCGCTGGCTGCCGGACGAGAAGAATGGACCCCGGAGAGGAGCACGCCGGGGAGGGTGTAGGTACCTGCCATCGTCGTCTCCTAGCTCGTCATGATTGCGTTGCCGTAGCCATCCACGACGACATCCCAATGGGTTCCGTCGAGGTCGGCGACCATGAGCGGGCGCCACACCGTTCCGGCCGCCGGCGCCTGCCACGTCGCCGCGCTGGAGCTCGTGGCGGTCGGGACATAGCCAACGGCCGGCGTCCCCGTGACGGCCACACCGTTGATCTTGGCGACGGTCGGCCCAGGATACGTCCCCGACAGGTCGCCGCTCGCCGATCCTGTCGGCGCGCTGCTCGGCGTCGTGAAGTGCCCCGCGCCGTTGAGGAACGTCGTCGTGGTGCCAGGTGGCGTATCGACGGCCACGCCGTGGATGGCTACAACGGACGGGCCGGGATAGCTCCCGCCGAGATCACCGCTGGCGGGTCCGCTCGGCGCGCCCCCGCCCCCACCGCCACCGCCTCCCCCGCTCCCGCTGTTGCCGGTGTCGGCCGCGACGCCGCCGCCCTGAGAGAGCGACGTGTTCCCGAGGTTCCACGGATAGTTGGCGTCAAAGTGCGTGATCTTCACAGCATCGGCCAGAGCATGAAGCTGACGATGTTGATATCACCGAGGAAGCCGAGTCCGCCCACGAGGGTCAGCGTCTCGCGGAGCGCCCAGTAGCGGTAGGCCACTGGCGGGCTAATGGGCAGCACGTAGACACCGACGGCGATTGATCCGGCGATGATGTCCGCGTGACTCAGGATCTCCACCCACGTCCCGCCCGGACCGCCGTCATTCGAGGCGACGAGACTCAGGCCGTTGCCTGCCACCTGGTGCAGCAGCAGCGTACACACGGCAACGGGGTCGGGGCCGAGGTCCCACTCGAAGTGGTAGATCCACGTCCCCCCAGTGCCCCAGACAACGCCGATCGAGCCGAAGTAGGACCCGTTGTTGCCCGTGCCGACCGGACCCGGCGGCAGCCCGCCGATCCATCCCACGGTGTCCGAGACGGTGTACGAGCTGGTCGAGTAGGCCGACGGATTGCCGGTGTAGTTGTTGACGGAGAACTGGAACGTTGCGCCCCAGTAGTCCGGCGTCGTGTAGTCGCCGGGTGTCGGGCCACCCGAGACGGCGTAGGAGCAGGCCGTCCCGGCGATCGGCGAGAGCTCCAGGCGCACGTTGTACTTCTCATTCGTCTGCTCATTCGCCATGACGCTCCGGTTGAGGACGCGACACCACTGGAAGGCCGAGCCCCACGTCGAGTTAGAGCCGTTTGGCAGATGGCTGAACTTCGCCATGACGCGCTGGCCCTGCTTGATCCCCGTCACCTTGCTGGCGGGCAGCTTGACGGTGCAGGTGATCCGATCGTCCTCGTCCCTGTTCTCGAACAGGTAACGCGCCGCCCGCGCGTTGGCTTTCGTGATCGTCTTGACGTTGGACGACGGCGCCGATGAGTCACGCCAGCCATAGTCGTATTCCGTGGCGATGCGCGTCTGGTAGGCGGGCGAGTTGGAGCCGTTGAAGGGCAGGTATACCGCTGCTGAGACGCGGGACGGATCGCGCACCAGCTCGGCGTCAGGCTCTGGCGCGAAGGTCCACACGTTGTCAACGTCCGAGAGCACGTTGCTGATCTGCAGCATCGAGTCGTCGATCGGATCGTCGGGCTTGTGGTAGTGGAGGCTGAACTCGCCCGCCCCCTCGTCAAACCGGATGAAGAAGTTGCGGCCCGACTGCTGCGCGCAGTCATTGAGCACGTCGGCGGGATGCTGCCCGGTGTAGTCGCAGGCGTCCATATCCACGCCGCCGCTCACGTCGATGTAGCCCGTGTCGTGGACGCTCGTCAGGAAGGGCACGGCGAGGAGTGCCGTCACCCTGGCAAGGTCCGTCTCGGCCGGCCGGATGAAAGAGTTTGAGGCGTTGTAGGCGTTGGAGTTGGAGCCGTTGACCGGAGCGAAGACGCGGAAGCTGAGCATCGTGTTCGCGTCTACGATCGTCGCGTCCAGCTTGCGCGCCACACCCGTGATGAGCGAGTCGGTGCCGCGCCGGTAGCGGCGATCCCCGAACCATCCCGTGAACAGGCGCTGGTCTCCCGCTGGGCACGCCGTCTCATCGATCCAGATGCGCTTCAGCCCACGGATGCCGTCGGCGTAGTGCGACGTGCCCAGCGTGCCGAGCGGGTCATCGAAGAGCAGCGATGAGATGCCGACGGAGCCCAACTCGGCCTCGTCCACGATCCCGGCGATGGTGCCCAGGCGCACCGCGTCGGACAGGTCTTCCGTCCAAGGGCCGCTGGTGGCGTCCGCCGGCATGTAGTACGTGACGACGAGGCCCATCTACTGCGCCCCGTTGTGGATCGGCGTGTTCCCGTAGCGGGTCGCCGTGGTGGATGCGGTCGTGACGGAACGCGTATCCACCTTCACGTTGACATGGACCGGCGAGTACTGATCCTGCCCGACGTTGCCGCCGGTGCCGCCCGCAACGGAGATCCCCTCGACGGCCGAGGTCGTGCGGTTGACGGCGGCCTCGATCGCCCGCGTGGTGGCGTCCTTCGCCAGCGTCGCGGCAACGCCCGTAATGGTCGGGTGTAGCCCGTTGGCGATGGCCCGTGCCATGACGCCGGCGCTGCCGGTGTCCACGACGGCACGGAGTTCCTTGGGGTACTGGTCCCCGCCGACGTTGCCGCCGGTGCCGCCGGATGACGAGGTGCGGGCGGCTGCTGCCGCAACCGCCGCGCCTTGCGCCGCTGTGCGCGCCCCGAACTGCCCGTGGGTGTTTGCGTATGCAATGTCCGCCGGGGTCGTGCCCGTGATCTTGTTCTCGACCGAGATGATGCCGGCCGCTACCGCCGCGCTCCCGAGCACCGACGCGGCCAGCGCCGCGAGTCCGGCCAACCCGCCAGCTGCCCAACCCGTCTCAGCGACGGCCGCGCCGCCCGCGCCCTCGACGGCACTGGCAGCCCCACCCGCCGCGCCACCGACCCCCGGCACTCCCCCGGCGACGTTGACGACGCCAGCCTCGACGCTCATGGATGCCGTCGTCGCGTTCTTGAATAGCCCTTGGATGGCTCCCTTCAGCGCACCACCGGCAAGGCTCGCCACGTCGATCCCGAAGGTCCACTTGACGGCCTTGTTCGCAAGGAAGCCGCCGATCAGCAGTTCTTTGATCGGGCCGGGGAGCGAGTTCCAGACGCCGCCGATCTCTTGAATGGCGGGGATGACGACGTTCGTGAAAGCGCCGCCGATCTGCTCCGCGAAGCCCAGCAGGCTCTTGAAGCCGCCTTGGATCTCCGGGCCATTGTTGGCTACGAAGTCGCGGAAGGCTTTGAGCCCGACCGTTAGGTCAGGCATGACGAGCAAGCCGAGCTGTTCCTCGAGGCCTCCAAGAGCTTCCTGCGCGTCGCGTTGCGCGGCGATGAACGCATGAACGTTCGCCACGTCCTGCGCCGTCTTCAGCGTGACGCCGAGCTTGTCCGCCTCCGCTGCCGCCTCTGCGATGCCCTTCGAACCAAGTGCCAGCATCGGGACCATCGCAATATAGCCGCGGCCCAGAAGTTGAGCGGCGACGGTCGCCTTCTCATTCGCCGGGATGGCTTTGTTGATCCAGAGATCGGCCACTTGGTTGACTTCACTGGCGAAGTCGACCACCTTGCCCTTGGTATCCACGAGGTGAAGGCCGTACTGCGCGTCCAGAGCGGTGAGTTTCGTCGTGGCCGCAGCCCCGGCGTCCATCGCGTCCTTGGCCTTCTGCTCAGCGATGGCCTTGTTGATCGCGGTGGTCTTGCCGCCCTCGGCGGTGATCGTCAGCTTCTGATTCTCTAGGGCTAGAAGGGCGGTGCTCGTGGCCGCCTTCGCTGTCGTGGCATCGAGTTTCCCGAGCGTCTTTTCAGCGAACGCGGCGATGGTCGTCGCCTTGCCCGTATCGATGCCGTACTTCTCCATGACGGCGACGAGTTGCGACGCGGTGTGAACCGAGAGCCCCGTGACGCCGGTCAGCTTCTCCACGGCGAGGCCCATTGCCTCTACCTTCGAGACGCCTTGCTCGAGCCCGCCAAAGACGGAGAACAGGCCAGCGCCACCCGCCAGTAGACCGAACCCGCCGATGAGCCCGGAGAGTTGGGACTTGGCATGGCCGAGCGCGGTGCCCACTCCGTTCGTCACCGTCTGGAGCCGCGTCAGGCTCCCCGTAGCGGTGCGCCCCGCCGTCGTCTCCAGCATCCCCAGCTTGGACTCAGCGGCGGTCAGGCCGCCCGTAAGCTGATCTTTCAGCTTCAGGACGACGGCGAGTTCGGCAGTCTCGGCGATCATGTCAGTCGCGTGCCCCTTCTGCCGCCTTGGCGGCTAGGGCGTCTTCCTGGGCGCGTGCTTGGCGTCCGGCCTCGCGCATCGGTCCACCGACGCGCTCCTCAGCCTCGTATTGCAGCGCCAGTCGCGCCTCGAGGAACGTCATCGGCCCCGGTCCCCTGACCGCTTCCCACCCGTACCGTGCCGCGAGGATGGCTTGGAGGGCACCGGGGGCGGCGCCCCAGAGGCCGTCGGCAGAGATGTCAAACCGTCCTTCGGCCCAGTGGGCGAGGACTTCGCCATCCTCGACACTAAAGGGCGGAACAGGTCCGCCGCGTAGAGTTCGTTGCACTTCTCTGCCACGTCGTGTGCCGTGGCCCAGTCCAGCCGGTCATTGATCGTGGCGTTCGTGATCGGTTCGGGGAATGACCACTCCACGATCCCGTGGCGAAGGAAGGCCGCCGCGATGGCGGCCTCCACTTCCGACTCCGTGCTCTCGGCGCCACGGATCGCCGCCATGACGCCCGCGCCCGCCGTGAGGGACAGGCGCGGCGCAAGGCGCACCCAGTCGTGCTCCCCGATGGGAACCGTGACAAGCTCTGCCATCAGAGCGCCGTGAGCGTATTGACCACCGACACGCTGAAGGGGTAGGTCAGCGTCTGGTCGAGCCAGCCCTGGCACACGAGCTGAACGCCCGTGTTCGCCGTCCCGTAGGTGCTCTCCATCCGGGTGAACCAGAAGCCGGAGAACAGGATGTGCTGGCTATAGTTGATCCCGGCCTGCGCCGCTGCCACGCTGTCGGTGCGGATCGAGGCGAACCGCTCCTGTGGGTTGGCGTTCAGCCACTTGGCGACTTCAGCGATGGCCGCCGTGCTCTTAGCGAAGTTGTAGGTGACGGTGAACTGGCGAGCGCCGCGACCGTAGCCGGCCGCCTGGAAGCGCGAGTTGCTGCCGTTCTGGAACCGCTTGACATCGAGGTTGTTGTTCACGACGAGGGTCACGTCGTGGACGCTGTTCGTGAGCTGCGTCGTGTCGATCGCGCCCGCCGTGTCGTTGAAGTAGTACGAGGTGTCGGCGGCGTAGGCCCACGTCGGAGCCGGGTCCACCTGAAGGCCGCCCGTGCGGGCCACGGGGTAGGCGACGGAGGCGAAGCGGTACGCCGTGCCGTCCACCGTGATCGGGCCGAGATCCTGCGGGTAAGTCAGGGTCAGCGAGTCCAGCACGCCGTCCGCGTACTGGAACTGGTCGGTTGTGTCGTCGCCCCACTCGCCGGTGAAGATCTCAAAGATGTCCTGCGACGTGCTCGCGGGCGCGTAGGCCCACGTCTTCGCGGTGCCGCCGCCGGTCGGCGTGACGCCGCCCTTGGCGAGCGCGGCCCAAAGGTACGGGGCATCGTTGAAGGCGAGCGGCCCGGTGATCGTGCCGGTCACGTCGGTCGCCATGCGGTACGGCGGCAGCGCGTTGTCCAGTGTGCCGGTGTCGGACGTTGGGAACGTCCAGTGCGGATCGACGGTCGGCGCGTAGGTCCACCCGAAGCGCCGGGTGGCGGGGACGGCGGTGCCGAATGTCGTCTCCTTGCCCAGTTGGAACGCCCGGAGCCTTACGTTGCCGGGCAGTGCCGCGACGGTCATGCGATTTCTCCTCTCACGGGACTACTGCCAGCGACGTATCGCGGCCTTCAAGGGGATTGAACGTGAACTCCAACCGCACGTCGGTCATCCTCGTGCTGCCTTGGACAAGCTCGGTTGGCCCATCGATCAGGGCCGTCTGTTCGAGGATGCCGTAGTACGGGCCGGATGAGGTATTGACGAGGATGTGGTAGTTGGCGGTGAACCACTCACGCATGAAGTCGGCGAAGGTGTTACATCGCGTGTTCGTCTCTTCGGGGTCCACGATGAAGTCCACGTATCCCAGCGATCCCCGGAAGACCGTGCTGCGCGTGCCGCTGTCGTGGGTGATCGTCTCGTTGATCGGCCCCTGGTAGACGAACGCCGCCTCGCCGTTGAGAGACGCGGGCAACTCCGACCAGTAGCGCCGCACGACGGTCGGTTGGGCCGCGATGAACGCCGCGATGATCGCCGAGAGCGCGTCATTGAGCGCCTGGCGGCTCGGGCTCAGGTTGGCGGGAGTGTTGACGGGGAATGTCATCTCAGCCCGCCTTGTTCCACGCGATGACTACGCGGTCGAGCAAGCCCGCCGACGTGATCGCCTTTTCGGCGCCCGGCTTCATGTAGGGATACGGCCGGGTGCCCGGATGGTGGACGCTCTTGGCGAACACGACGCCGCCGTTCCCGCCCGCCTGCGCAGCCTTCGTCGGCGTGCCGCTCAGCCGCATACCACCGCCCGTCGCCGCCCAGCGCAGCGCCTTCTTGGCGTTCGGCGTGATGACGTGGGGACGGGTGCCTTCCTCGAGGAAGCGTGCGTAGTTGGCCGACGCCAAGACTTCGGCGCTCGTCTCGGTGATCGTGCCGGCGTGGATCGTGCGGCCGAGGTTGCCCGTCTTCCGGTGCGGCGCCTCGAACACCTTGGCCTCGCGCACGGTCGCCATCGCCAGCGTGGTCATGATGTCCTTGCCGAGCACCGGACCCTTGATCGCGGCGATGCGGCGCTGGAGGCTGGCGTAGCCCTGGATCATCTCAGCCATGTGCGATCAGCCTCCCCATGTGCTCGAGGAAGGCGGGAACGAAGCACGGGAAGCAGAGCGCCCGGAGCTCGCCCGTGAGCGGCATCGGGACGTGGGCGACGTGGGCACGCTGGCGCCCGCAGCGGCTACATCGAGACAACCTGATCCCCTCCGAGCTTCCAGTCGGCCAGGAACTCCACGACCTCGGACGGGAGCCGCGAGTAGTTGAGGATGCCGCCGGCCGGAGTGATCGCCACGTCCGCGAGGATCGAGCGCGGCCGCAGCGTGTAGAAGCCAGCGAGCACCTTCACGACGTGGAGGAAGATGTCGGGGTAGTCGGTGTCGGGGTAGCCGGCGTCGCCGACGATCACGAGGTCGTCCGGCATCGAGGTCCAGGCGTAACCGCCGCCCCAGTTGCCGGGGTAGAACGGCGAGTCGAGCGCCTTGTCCCACCAGTTGGAGTCGGCGAGATACCACGGCCGATCGCTGTCGGCGCGCCACGCGCGGAACTGCAACGCCACGTAGACGCCGGAGTTGAGCTGGTCGGGGACAGCCCAGCACGACGCCGAAGTGCCCGCCGTGAAACCGACGCTGAGCGCCGAGCCGCCCCACGTCACCGACGTGAAGGTGCGGAAGCCGGGGATTGCGAGCTGCGCGCGGAGCATCGTCGCGCCGGGGATGACCCACGTCGTCGCCGGGCGATCGTAGAAGAACCGCCCCGTCTTGTGCTCGAGGAAGTAGACCGCCGAGCGGATGTTGCTCCCGATCGTGCCGTCGCTGTAGCTCGACTGCGTTCCCGGCGAGTTGAGGTCGAGGTAGTCGCGCACGGCCTGCGCATCGATGACGAGCGGCGTGGTCATGCGGCTACCTCCACGGGGACCGCTGCGGCGATCAGGTCACGGAACTGGACGGCCTTGTCGGGCCACGAGAAGTTGGCGCGGACGTGGGCTGGCCCCTTGGCGCCGAGTACCGTGCGGAGCGTGGCGTCGATCACCAGTCGCTCCACGGCCTGCCCGAACTTGCGCTCGTCGGCCCACGCCCAGAAGTGCGAGTAGGGGTTGTCCACGCGCGTGAAGAGCGGCACGAGCAGCCCGGCCGGGCCGATCACCTCCGGCACCGCCGAGTAGTCCACGCCCACGGCCGGCAAGCCGCACGCCAGCGCCTCGGCGATGCAGAGGCCGAAGCCCTCCGACGAGTTGGACACGTAGATGTCGGCCGCGTTGTAGAGCGCGTTGAGCAGGCGCCGGTCGAGGCCGCCGTAGGTGTCGTGGAAGCCGGTCGAGAAGAGCTGCCGCGAAAGGCGCCCGTACTTGCTCACCTCGTCGGACAGGTCACCGCCTTGGTCCCGCGTGCCGCAGTGCCAGATGAAATCCACGTTCGGATGCGCCGCGAGCACCGGCGCGAGCGAACGGAAGAGCGCGCCGTACATCTTGCGCGGCATGTGGCGGTCCGTGCGCAGGAGCGTGATGCGCGTCGGGTCGAGGCCAAAGAGCGCCTTGCAGTCGGCCTTGTTGTGCAGCTTGCGCTGCCCGTCGCTCGTCGGCACGTAGATCGGCCGCTCCGGGCTCACCTTCCAGAAGGCGTCGGGGTTGACGCCGTGGTAGATCACGGGCGGGCGGGCGATGCCGATCTTGGCGATCTCGTCGGCACCGAACCGCGACATGGCGACGGGGCGGATCTTCTGCCAGAGCGCGGCCCACGCGGGCGGCAGGCCGTCACCCTCGACCGGCACGTAGTGGAAGATCGGGAAGCCGTCGGGGATGAAGCCGGGCACCGGACTCATCTTCAGGCTCGCCACGTCGCCGAGGATGATGCCCGCCTCCGGCCGCCAGCCGTCATCGAAGAGCGCGCCCGTGAACATGCCCTCCAACCGGGCGACGGTGCGTGCCACAACTTCGGCGTCGGCGTGGACGCCGAGCCAGCCGTTCGGGTTCTCGAGCACGGCGGTGCGGCCGAAGAACGGCTCCTCGAGTTCGCCTTCCGGCTGCTCATTCAGCGACATGAACCGCACGTCTTCGCCGAGCGCCAGCAGCGCCGTGCCCAAGTCCTTCGTCACGGTTCCGAAGCCGGTGCCCGCGCTGTCCCCCAAGAACAGGATGCGGCTCACTCGCGTCCCTCCACGGATCGCTCTTCCCAGCGGGCACGGTCCTGTTCGATCAGCGGCGCCAGGCGCATCCAGTCGCGGCCAGCCGAGCCGTTCGGCGTGTGGCGGATCGGCACGCCCACGACGCGGGCCACGGCGTAGCCAGCCTGCCGGACGCCCAGTTCCCACGCATCGTCGCCGTACCACCAGTGGAACTCTTCATCGAAGGCGGGTAGCGGATCGGCGGCGCGGAACATGAAGCAGAAGCCGGTCATGCCACCGGCGCCCCAGGTGCCCGTCGTGCGCTCGATGCCCAAAGGACGGAAGCCGGGGCGCTCGTCGGGGTAGACGGCACCCAAGTCCGGGTTCGCGTCCAGCGCGCCTCTCAGGGCGTCTAGCGCGTGCGTAGGCAGCTCCACGTCGTCATTGAGAACGGCGATGTAGTCGGCGCCCTTCGCCCGCGCCTCTTCCACGCCGACGTTCCACATCCGGTAGATGCGGTGCTCGAATGCCTCGGAGCGCAGGACAATCGGCTCCACGCCGTCGGCGATCAGGACGCGCAGGAGTTCGCTCAACGCGGGCGGGTGGAAACGGGTGGGGATCACGGCGGCGATCATGGACGTTCGTATCCGTAGCTGGACCCTTGGTGGCGTTCCGAGTAGGCCGATCCGCTGGGGAGTCCACGCGGTGTCGGCCTGGTGAACTTCCGGCCCTGCGTGGTCGCTCGACTGCCCTGCGTGATCTCGATGAAGCGCCCGAGTTGTTCGCGGAACTCGACCATGCGCAAGCGGTGCGCCGCGTGGAATGCAGTTGTGTCGGACGGCAGCTCCTCGAGGCCGTCGCCCCGAACAAGCGTCACGGGACAGCCGCAAAGCCGAGCGATGTAGATCATGCCGGACTCTTCATCGAAGGAATACATCCGCTCGGCGCGATTGAGCACTGCGGCGAGCTTCTGTGGGTCGCGGCGCATAGCGAGAGTGATCGGCGGTGCCGGCTCGGGCAGTGGCCCACCGTTCGACTTGCCGATGTAGCACACCGCGCCCTCGCGCGGCTCGCCTCGGTCAGCGTAGATCGGGTCGAACCAGGGCAGGCACAACAGGGGCACGCCCGGATAGAAGCGCTCGTGATATGCGAACACGAGTTCGTCCGGCGCGTATGACCTGTCGCCGCCGAGCCGGCCGGGCAAGTTGAGAACCCAACGCGCCACCTGCGGAGCGCCCCACGGATTGCCGGGCACGATCTCGGGATAGACGGCGGTCCACATGCCGTCGAGTTCGCCTTCGAAGACTGGCGTGTCCCATTCGGGGTTGGTCGCAAGTTCCAAGCCGCTGACCGATCCGCGCTCAGGCGATGCAGTCCAGATCTCCGGCGTGGCCGAAACGACGTAGGCATCCTCGCCAGCCGCCCGGAGTTCGTGACAGAGCCGGTGGAGCATCTTCCCACCGCCAGCGGCAACGTCGTAGTCATAGGCCCAGATGAGGTACGGGCGCCGCGTTGTCCAACCGCCCGGCCGATGGGTCATCATGGCTGCCCACTCGATCTGCGAGCCAAGCGATCCTCGCCGCGAGCCGGAACGCCGTGGACGCCCGTGTGGCCCCGCAGGTACGGGCACCGCGTCTGGTGGTTGCAGCGCGGGAGGTCGGGCGGCAGCGTCGTCCAGCCGAGCGCCACGGTCGCCTCGATCGCACTGTGAACGTCCAGCATCGCGTAGAGCTCATGGAGCTCATTGCGCACGGTCTGGACGCCGACGCCGAGATAGAACGCGGCGGCCTTGATCGAGCCCGTCTTGCAGTAGGCGAGCATCACGTCAAGTTGGCGCTTTGTCGGCGTCACGCCACCGCTCCCGAGTGCCCGCGCTCACCGATGCCGACGTACACCTCGTCAATGCGGGCATCATTCATGCGAGAGTGGATCAGGAACGCGCCGAGCGGCGCCTTGGGCAATAGCGGCGTGCCGCGCGTGTGCGCCTCGGGCATCGCTTCGAGCATCACCTGCTCGTGCACTGGCTTATACCAGAGCCCGGCGCGTCGCTGAAACAGGCGGCAGTGCCAGTGCTCTTCCCACTCCTCGCCCTGTCGCCCGTCAAAGAAGTTCTTGGTGAAGAACAGGTAGCCGCGCGGCGCCATGTAGCGCGTGCCCTGCCAGTCCACGTCGCTCTGCGTGGCGCTGTCCACCGTGCGGATGAAGTCGAGCATCGCGGCGGTGGGCATCTCGTCAGGATCGAGATGGAGCACCCAGTCGCCGTGGCAGTGTGGCAGCGCGGCGTTGCGCGCCGTGGCGAAGTCATCGACCCAGCGGAACGGGACCAGCGTCACGTCCCGCCAGGCCGACATCGTGTCGGCCGCCTCCACCGCCGTCCTGTCATCGACCACGATCACGAACTCCGACACGACCGGACGCAGGTACTCCACGAGGAGCGCCATTCGGTCCAATGGCGGCTTCAGGACCAACATCGCCAGCGACACACTCATGCTTGACACCACGTGCTAGAGTCTGACCAACGGTGGTTCAGTCGCCGGTTTTTCATGCCCCGGTACGTCGACTGAACCGACGTTCGGGGCACCTCCCGTTTTAGGCTAGGCCAACCGGGGCGCCACAGAGGTTCAGTCTCATGGCAACCGCAAAACTGCCGAAGATCACGATCGGACGGTCGTGGCTCAGGCGAGTCGTCCCAGAGGGCTACGCTCGGGCGACACTCACCCTCACCGGAACGTCGCCGCTCCTGATGAACTCGGCTGAGGCCGATCGGGACGGTCCACTGTTCCGCGCGTTCACGCTCCTGTCCCAGAAGCAGCGCAAGACCCAGGACGACGACGCCCGGCTGCGCGCGCTCGAATGGGAGCTCCGCATCTACCTCGACGCCGACCTCGGGCCGTACATCCCCGGCCGGAACGTCAAGGCCGTGCTTCAGGAGGCGGCCGGCAAGTTCAAGAAGGGCGCCACGGTCAACCGTTCCCTCATCACCGTGGACTACCGCATCCCGCTCGTCTATGACGGGCCACGGGACCAAGAGGGACTCTGGGAGGCGGGATACCGCTACTCCACGATGGTCAAGAACGCCGGGTTCAACGGAGGGCGCGTCATGCGCTGCCGCCCGATGTTCCCCGAATGGGCGATCGTCGCTGACATCGCCTTTGACCCCGAAGAGATTGATCCCGACACGCTCGCGCTCATCGTGGAGCGCGCACAGCGGTACGGGCTGGGCGACTACCGTCCTGAGTTCGGCGCCTTCAGCGCGAAGCTCGACCTGTCCGACACGAAGCGCGCCAGTCGGCCCGCGATGGGGACGAAGGGGCGCAACGGGCACGAGGAAGCCTCCCACGAGGCGTTCAAGGCCCGCATCATGGACCCTGACGATCTGGTCGCCACGAAGTAGAGCGGTTGGTCCTGGCAACGCTCGATTGGGCGGGGCTGGGTAGGGCTCAGCCACGGCAGCGCAAGTCGTGCTTCGGAATGGTTGGGCTCGGCCGGGTACGTTGAGGCGTCGCATGACGGGGTCAGGCGAGACGCGTTCTGGTCGGGTCAGGTAGGGCTTGGGCGGTCTCACGACCGACGAGAGGGCCATCACGACCTTCTCGCCGTCCGTGAGGACGGCAGTGGCGAGGCTACGCGCGGCATGTTCTGGCGTGGCAAGGCGAGTCCCGTTCCGGTCTGGCGAGGTAGGTCTAGGCACGGTTCCCAGTGGCACGTCGCGGAGGTCGAGTCGAGTCTGGGTTCGGCAGTGCAAGGCGTGCGGAGGCCGGATAGCAGCAGCGTGTTGGCTGTCACGTCCGGCCTCCTTTCACTTTCCGGCTACTTCTCGGGAGCTTCGGACTGCTTCGGGGTGCCGGTCTCGCTCGCGGGATCGACGCCCTTGACGCCCGTCTGGTCCGTCTTCGGCGGGTTGGGGTTGGCCGTGCCGGGGAGATCGCTCGTCGGGAACTTGACGCCCGTCGTGGTCTTCACGGTGCCGGTCGGCTGCTTGTCTGCCATGTCAGTGACCTACTAGCGTGCTTGGGGAGGCCCGTAGGCCGAGCCTCCCCGGAAGGTCAGGCGATCGCGCCCGTGACGAGCTGCATGGCGCCGACGGCGACTGCGGAGCTGGCGTTGAAGCCAATCTCCTCTTCTCCTCTAAATCCGATCAGGTTGTAGTCCCACCGAGTACCGGCGACATCGCTGGTATCGATGCGGAACTCCATCCCACGATAGAGCTTCAGGGCGTCCCACTCGCCGCCGATCGCGATCTTCGTGGTCGCGTTCGTGCCGAGGTTGGCGTCGTAATAGATCGGCGCGCCCCAGAAGCCGAGGCCGCCGCTGTTGGTCCGGGTGAAGCCAGTCGGCCCGCCGGCCGGTGAAACCCAGAAGCCGGCGGTGTCGGTGCCCTGCCCGATCGCGGTCCAGAACGTCGTGGCGTCCACGACCCACGCCTGGACATCGCGACTGCGCTTGGCGAGATCGCGCTGGCCGCTGACAAGCTGCTCAGCGAACGACCCAAGCAGGGTGGTCGCGACCGGAGCACCGGTCGTGGTGAACGTCGGCGTTGCCGCGAGGAGCGCCGTGTAGACGCCAGTCGTCGGATCGCCGGTGCCGATGCCGCCGGTGGAGGCACCGGCGGTGATGTAGTAGTTCTCGCCGAGGATCACGCCGCGCGTGATCTCGTCCATCACGTCCTGCTCTGCGGCACCGGCCGAGAAGCGGGCGTACTGCTTGCCGATGTCGTAGATGATCGCGATCGTGCCGAGGACGGCGCTGTACGTGCCGTAGGCCTCGTCCACGTTCGTCTTCAGGGCGCCCCAGTTCACGAACGTGGCGCGCTGCGCTGCGCTCGTGCGGTACGGCTGATCGACTCCGCGAACCGCCACACCGTTGATCACGGTGATGAGCTGCTGGTAGACCGCCTTCTGCGTCGCGGGCTTCAGCACCCGATCGACCAGGTTGTTCGGGAGGACGTACCCGCCCGTGGCGCCCGTGGTGCCGAGCGTAGACTTGACGGGGTCTTCGCCGCGTCCGTTGATCCGCATGACGCCGAGCCCGGCCTTGGAGAGCTCCGGCAGGCCGTCGGCATACGTCGTGAACCCGCCGAGCGTGGCCTTGCCGCGCATCGTCAGGTTCGGATCGTAGTGGCCGTCGTACCCGAGGCCGCGAGCGTCCATGATGGCCGAGAAGAACTCGCCGCCCTGGTACCCCTTCGTAAAGGCTTCCTTCATGAACGGGTGCGGCTTCTGGCCCTCGCGGGCCTTCAGGGTCGTCTGCGCGCGAGGCGCCGGCTGCGATCCGCCGATGAGCCCGGCCTTGCTCGCGCCGCGGTTGTCCCGCATGAGCTTGGTCAGGGCCTCGACCTGCGCCTCGAGGCTGGCCTTCTTCGCGGCCTTGGTCGCGGACAGCTCGCGCTGCTCGTCGGTGTCGCTGAGGTCCTTGGCGATCTCAGCCTGGGCGTCGGCAGCGGCGGCCTTGCGGCCTCCGTCGTCGCTCGATCCCTCGAGGATCGTGTTCGCCTTGCGCATCTCGCCGAGAAGTTCGGCGATCCGCTTGTCCAGGTTCACGGTGTGGGTTCTCCTTCTTGCGCGGCCGTGAGCTTGCGAAGCTGGACGAGCAACCGCTCGGCCCTCTCCGCGATCTCGCTGACCAGCGCCTCATTCTTCTTGGACAGCACGCGCCCGGCTTTGCCGACAGGTTCGCCGCGTCGGGGGAAGGATGGGCCGCCCCCTCCGAAGGTCGCCCGCAAGGTTGGCTCGAGGTCGCGTAGTCGGACAAGCGCCGCGCGGTACGCGGCGACTCCGATCTCTTCTGGAAGGTCCATCGCGAAGATCGCCTTCAGCGACGGGATGACAGCGTGGATGTTCTGTGGCGAGGTGGTAACCGTGTCGCGCACGATCGGCCAGAGTTCGATGTGCCCGTCGTCGGCCTTGCGGACGGCTCCGCGCACCGCCTGCGAGCTGCCGTAGATCGGCACGTTGCGCCGCTCCAGCAGCGCCACGAGCTTCAGGCGATCCTCGCCGGCACGCGCCCACCAGTCGGCCCACAGGCCGTCCTCGTCGGGCTCCGCGTCCAGCACCTCGCGCCCGAGCACGACGCCCTTCATGGAGCCCTGCGGACTCGGGTCCATGTCGTGGTGCCAGTCCACTAGGCGCTCGCGGGACTTGCGCAGCGCCGGGAAGGGACCGATCCAGTCCGTATCGGCATCGAAGTACTCGCCGTCGAGGTCCAGCCCCGCCTTGCCGCCCGGCAGCGGTCCCGTGAACGGCAGCACCAGCTTGCGCCGCGGGATCTCGCCCTTCAGCCAGCGGTCGAGGCGCCCGGCGTCCATCGGCTCGGCCTTGATCTCCACGAGGGTCTTCATGCCCTTGGCCTTCGATGGCGCGTCGTCGCCGGGCTGGCCGATCTCCGACGCCTCGTCCGTGAGGAAGCGCATGACGATCGCGGCAGCCTGCTGGAGCATCTGCGCGTGCGCTGGCTCGTCGCTCTCGAGGTCGATCAGCTCGTACAGGTCCTCGAGCACGTCGGCGGCCTGCGCGGAGTGCTGCGCGGCCATGCTGCCCTTCTGGGCAACCTCCACGCTGAACTTCTTGGCCGCGCGCAGGATCGCGGGCATGGCCTTCGGGCCGAACGGCGACTGCGGCGCGCGAGCGAGCGCGTTGCGGACGTGGGCCGCGTCCTGGATCGGGAAGTGGCGCAGCGAGCGCGGCTCCGTCTTGCCGCCCACGACCTTGCCGCCGGGCTCGACGTAGGCGAAGGCCGAGTCAGGGAGGTCGTTCGTCGCGGCGGTGGTGATCTCGGCCATCAGGCGGCCCTCTCTTTCATGGTCAGTAGTCCAGTCCCGTCGAGGGCGGGCGGATGGCGAAGGCAGCGGCGTAGGCGGCAACCCGCTGGGCGTTCGTAAACACCTGATTGGCCGACTCTGACAGGTTCACCGCGCCCGTTCGATAGATGTCACCGCTGGCGTTGTTGAGCAGGACCGTGTTCTTGATCCCGCAGTTGACGGCGTTGTCCTGGTAGACCGCACCGTAGCCGGAGTCTGCGAACAGGCAACCGTTTACGAGCCCGTTCCTCGCCGTGATCCCCGCCGACTCCTGTCCTGCGAAGTAACCCGAAAGGGTGTTTCCGATGGCGCGAGCACCGACAACCGTCATCCCATCGTTGCCGTTGTCACCGATCCCCCGATAGTTCCCGTTGAAGGTCCCCCGAGTGACCTTGGCGCCCATCGAGGGATTGCCCGTCTGCTGGTTCTCGAAGAACGCGCCATACCGCATGTTGCCGATTGCCACGCAGTCGATCAACTCGCACGTTTCGTTCGGAGTCGCACCCGTGCCAATCCCGAACCCGGAGCACCCCGGCGATGACGTGGTGCCGAGTCGTCCACAACCGATGGCGACGCACTCGATGAACTTCGTGTCGGTCAGGAAGTCGCAACCCAGCCCGGTCGTCGGCGTGTTGTACGCGACGACGCGGTAGAACGTGGCACGGAGCATATGCGTGATGTAGATGGCCTTGGCGGTCACGGCAGAGGCAGAGCCATCAACTAGGAACCCGGAGAACGTGATATCCGTTCCCGGCGCGTTGGCAGTGAAGCCATACTCGATGGCCGATGTACAGCTCGGCCCCATGATGAGGACGCTGGCCCCCGCTCCGTAGCCGACGAGGCTCACCTTGTCGGCCCATCCCAACCCGGACGCGATGAAGCATCGCCCTGGGAGCAGGACGGTTCCGCCACCGGCTCCCGAGGCGGCGTTGATCGCCGCCTGTATGGCGCCGTGGTCGTTGGTCACACCATCGACGACTGCGCCATAAGAGCGGGGATCATAGACGGTCATGCAGAGAACCAGATCAGGTACAAACGGTCGGGCGCGTTTGTGACAGGCGTGACGTTCAGCGGAAGCGGGAAGCTTGTCAACGTTCGGTACATATAGCCGGGGACATTGAAGCCCGGCAGGGAACCGCCCGTCCAGAATGATGAGGCGGTGGTGTCGGGGCAGAAAGCCGCCCAATACACCTGCCCCGGCATCAACGTACAGGGTGCTGTCAGGGCTATCGTCTGAACGGCCCCAGCCCCTCCGCAAGCCGTTGAGCCTGTCGAGGCCAGTCGCTTCCCGGTGTTGTCGTAAATGCCGATGTCTACGTTGCCGCTCTGTGTTGCGACCATGACGCTAGCGTGACCGACCGTGACGGCGCTCGGGACAGTGAAGCCGTAGAACAGCGCCTTGCTAGCCGTGGCCGGGCCGACGGCGGTCACAGCGTTCTGTGGGGTAAATGGCCCAACCCACAATCCAGGTGCCGGGGCTGCGCTGATCGGTCCGACGCCGCTCATGCCGCCACCTCGCAGGTGCCGACATAGCAGCCAGTTGCCGTCGCGCGGGCATAGAGGACGACTGCCGCCGCGAGAGAGATCGGGACGGACTGGCCGGCCAGAAGGTAGAAGCCGTCCCCCGCGCCGGGAGCCGCACCGAGCACGCGCGCCGTGATCGCGGCAGAACCGATGAAGATGGGGAGCGCGTTTCCTTCCCACGCCTGCACGAGCAGCGTGGCGCGCCCGGCGAGCGGCGTGGCGGGGATGGCCGTGGCCGACGCTGCGACGGCGGTCCACGTCGTGAGGATGCCGCCACTGAGGCCGGGCTGCGAGACGGGGATGGCCGTACTGCCGGAGACGAGCAGGCCGCCGTCTGCGCCGATGGGCATGTTGCCAGTGGTAGTCATGCGGCTCTCCTCACGTAGTCATCGGCCAGCCCTAGCAGCCAGTCGTCCTCTTCGAGTTGGCGTTGATGATCGAGCACGGCGGCCATCGCCACGGTGATGACGGCCTGCGCCTCGGCGCGGACCTTCTCGCGGTGCCGCTTGCGATCCCGCTCACGGCGTGCGTAGGCCGCGTCCGCCTCTTCCGGCGATGGGACGAAGACGAGCATCCGGCCGCCGGTGACTGCGGCGTAGGTAGAAGCCGTGCCCGCGATGGCGACGGAAGGCGTAGCGACGGCGCCAGCCGCCGCGAACGTCTCGGAAGCCTGGCCCGCGACAGCGACGCCAGAGGCAACGTCACCGCTGCCGATGACCTCTGTCGCAAACCAGAACTCCCAGGAGTACATGGGTCAGTCCACTCCGGCCCACAGGCACTGGACGATGGTCGTGAGCGCGCCGGCCGGGTTCGGCGCGGCAGCGGTGAGGCTCGAACTGGAAGTGGCTGCGAGGATCGGCGCGACGCTGGCGACGCCTCCGAGGTTCGTCGTCACGCCGGAGGTGAGGTTGAGCAGCGTCGGCACGGTGGATGCCGTGACGTTGATACCGAGATAGTAGAGGCCGGTGTACGGGATCACGACCGGCGCCGTGAGCGCCTGTCGGAAGGACAGGCTGGCGCCGAACGCCGCCGCCGTGGTGTTATCCGTGGACTGCGCCAGCAGCGCGAGCGTGTCGGCGCGGTAGATGGCATACCAGAGGTGCGTGCCGGTGGCCTCGGCCGTGGCCCCGCTCATGAACGTGATTGCGTTGACGGTCTGACCCTGCGCCAGCCAGATGCCGGTCATGGTCAGGGTGCCCGAGGTGGGCGCCCACGCCGCGCTGATCGCCAGCCGACGATCGAAGGTCTGGAAGGCGACGGGCGGGATGCCCGCCGCCGTGCTGACTAGGGTCTGGGCGCCGCTCGCCGCCATTGCGAGGGCGTTGGCATCTTCGGAAGCGGAAGTGCTCATCAGAAGTTCACAGCCTCCACCCACTCCATCGTGACGGTCATGAACCAGGTGCCGGTCGCGGCCGGGGTGTAGGTGCGGATGGCGAGCGTATCGCCGCTGTTGAGGGTCAACGGATGATCGCCGGCGGGCGTCGTCTCGAAGAGGATCATCTGAGGCGACTGTGCGAGGGTGGCGTTCGGGGCGCCGGCGCAGATGCCGATACCGATCGCCTCGAGCGTCTGCCCGGTGGCAGCCGTCAGAGCGGCGGTGGTAGCGATGCGGATCTCGCCAGAGGTAGCGAAGCCGGTTGCGGCCATGGAAGTGCGCATCCGGTTCGAGACGCTGTTCGGCGCCAGCGCCGTCCCGCCCGAGCCGTTCGCCGTCGAGCCATGCCCGACGATGAGCTGGAGCGGACATCCGATCGTCGTGGCAGCGAAGCCGGTCCCGGTGGAGCACTGGACGAGGATGCGCTGGAGCAGGAAGAGCTTGCTCGGGTCGGCCCAGCGAACCTGGAATACCTGCGCGAGCGAGGCGATGCCGGCCGCCATCGTGCCGGTCATCGTGCTGATCTTGTAATGGCCGCCGATCGTGCCGCCGGCGCTCGGCGTGTACTCGATCGGACGGAGGCTGACGCGGAGCGTGCCCGACGTGGGGTCTACCTGGGCCGGTTCATCCGCGTTCGGCCCGAAGCCATAGATCTGCGTGTCCATTGGTCCTACCTTCCTAGCACTGAGATGAGAATGTCCAGACGGTCACGGATGTCCTTCAGCAAGGTCACCTCGTCATCATTGGCGACGGCGAGCTTGCCGCGCACGCTCCCCACAAGGCTGCCGTCTGGACCCGCGAGCACGACGGCTTGGATGAGCGAAGTCGTGCCATCGGAAAGAGTGACCGGGAAGGCCACCATGAGGTTCTTGTTCGCCGGCGTGACATCCGGCGGGAGTTGGATCGGGGTGTTCGTGGTCATTCGGTCACCGTGAAGGTGAGCGCCGACACGGAGACGTAGGCGCCCTGCACGATCGTCGTGGCGGCCATGTTGATGTTATTGCCGCTCGTCAGGCCCACCGAGCCGTCGAAGAGCGCCGTGATGCCGTCGCTCTCGAAGACGCGGAACCACTGCGCCGTGCCGCCCGCCACCGCTTGTGCGGACGTGATCGCGGCGGCCGTGATGACGCCAGCGTTCGGCGCACCGAAGGCGGACGCGGCGAGGGTCAGCGTAGCAAGCAGCGTCGAGCCGGAGGCGTCACCGTTCGCGTTGGCCGGTTGCGTGCCCTGGTAGATCGCCAGCGTCCCGCTGTTCGCCAGCGTCCCGATCGCAACGGCGGAGGCGTTGGCGCTGGTATCGGAGAGGTGGGGGTTCAGCGCCATCAGACCTCCTCGTCTCTCACTTCGATGATATTGCCGTCGGCGTCACGCTTGACGACCCTGCGCATCGCCTTCACTTCGGGCGGCGGCACGTTGACGATCGGCGCGGCCACGTTGACCACGGGCGCCGGGACGTGGATGTCGGGCGGGGTGTAGTTGACGGTGATCGGCTGGCTGGCCTGCGCCTTAACGGCGTCCGCGAACTTGCCGACCATGCCGACGAGCTCCTGCCGGCTCGCCGTCTCATCCTCCTGGATCGCTCGCAGGAACTCAGCGGCCTTGTCTGCGCGCACGGACTCCCTCACGATCCCGGCCTTGCCGTAGTCCTCTGCCGAGCCGATCACGGGCAGAAAGTCGCGGGTGCAGTTGGGGTGGCCCAGCTCGTCCGGCGCGTCATCGATCGGCACGGTCACGTCGGCCCACGGCGCGCAGATGTCATCCTCGTCGCCGTCGAGCACCTGGATCATCTCGATGCCGTTCTCGCCGTAGGAGCCGAGCGCGGCGGCGTTGTAGGCCGTGCCGAGCTCCGTCCGGGCGATCAACTCGGCGCGGTATTCATCGAAGCCGGACGCCGCCTCGATGCTGTCGCCCAGCTCGGCCGGGCTCATGCCCTTCTCGATGCCGTCCGCGACGAGCTTCTGGATCATGTCCTTGGTCGTGGCGTTGATCCCCGTCACCCGCGCGGCGCCCTTCGTGAGCACCGTCTGGACGGCGCCAGCGGAGTACAGGCCGAGCGATCCTGCCGCCTGCGTCGCGGCGATGTCAGCGAGGTCCGTCAGGACGCCCGTGACGACGCCCGGCTTCGGCTTGACTGGACCGGCCTTGCGGCCGGCGAGCACCGTTGCCTGGATGTGCGCGTCCACCTGCTCGGCGGCGCCCAAGAGCGACGGGCGCAGCGCGGCGGTCATCGCGTCGTCCCACTTGGACGATGGCGGCCACCAGATCGAGGCGTCCTTCGGGTGGCTGGCGATCGTATCGAAGTTGGTCCGCACGCGGCTCACGATGTCCCGCTTCTGCTGATCGAGCACGAGCGAGACGGCGGCACGGAGTTGCGGCGATACGCGGGCCGTCAGGTTGTCTTTCAGCGTGCGCATGGACGCCTGGTATCCCGCGAGGTGGACCGGCGCGGCCTTGCCGGGTCCGCTGGGCGGCGTCGGGATCGTGTCGTCAACAGCGATGATGGCCGTCGTCCAGTCGGGGTCGCCCTCGCCCACGTAAGCGGGGATCTTCTTCAGCCCGGCGTTCTCCGCGGCCTTGGCGCCGTGCCAGCCATCGATCGGCTCATAACCGGGCTTGCCGATGACCTTCGTGTGGATGAGCACGATCGGCGGGATCGGGGCGCCGATGTTCAGCGCCGCCTCCTTGCCGGCCACGATGCTTGGGTTGCGTGCGATCGGACGGCGCTCGGCGTTGACCTTCTTCATGGGAAAGCCGGGATCGAACTTCCAGTCGCCCTTGCCCACGAGTGCGAGGTCGGCGGGCTTCCACTGCTTGCGGAGCTGCCCTAGGACGGCCTCAGTGACATCGGGGCCTTTCGCCTTGACCGCAGCGCCAGTGACCGGCGCGGGCGGCGCTGAGCCCACCTGTGCGGCGCTGGGGGCCATCTTGACGCTGCCCGACTCCTCGCTCCAGTTGGGCGCCGTGACGGACTGCGCCTGGAACGTCGGCGCGGCCATCGGCGGCTTCCCGATCGGCATCATGTTGATGCCCATCCAGATCTCCTGCCCGATCGGCTGGCCCGTCGGCCCGATCACCTTGTCGTCAAGCGGAGGCTGCCCGATCAGGTCGCGGCGCTCGTCATTCGTGAGCGCGATGAACTGCGCCTTCTGCACCTTGTCATAGCGCGGCGAGTCGTCATCGAACTCGGGCTCTTCGAGCACCAGCGTCGGCGCCCAGCCCATGTACGGCTCCCAGCGATTGAGCAGCGGCTGGATGCCCTCGGCCAGCTCCTCGAGGCGCGGATGGACGGCGTTCTGCCAGAGCGCCGCCTCGTCGTACTTGCGCACGTCGCCGCTGTTCAGTCCGGCTGCCGTGCTCCCGCCGACCTGCGAGAGCGGCACGCCCCACAGCGCCAGCAGGTCGTCGCGGTTCTTGGTCATGAGGTCGATGACCTGCATCTCGGCCATCGTCGCGGCGGTGCGAATGAAGTCCACCGGCGCTCGGGTCACCTGGAGGCGCCG